AGACCCAGTCCGACGTAAACGAGAAGTCTCCCTCGATCGAATACGACCCGAGCACCAAGCAGCGCTTCTACGATACAGCACCCGTTCCCACGAAGCGCTTGTTTGCGTCCCCTCTGGCAATCAAAGGACCTTACGTTCGTGGAGGCGTGCGCAGCATCGACGATGGTTGGTCCTCCAGTCACCGCGCACTCGACTACCAGGTCGAACTTGGCGAACCGGTCTACGCGATGGGTGATGGCACCGTGGTGTTCGTTGGATACCAGTCGAAAGCACTCCATCTGGACCTGGTCAATGTCGAAGGCGCACATGCCGATGCCCACGGAAACATCCTGAGCAGCAACTCCACGGTGGTCTCGACGGTTGATCAGATCGGGCTGGGTGGCATCGTCGTGCAGATCCTACACAACGGAGACTTCGAGGGGTATCGCACCGAGTACTACCGTCTCGGCAGCGTCGACGTCAGCGCGATTGCGCCAGGCAACTCGGTGACCGAAGGACAGAAGATCGGGACGACGGGCGGGACCGGCGGTCCGACGGGCTTCTCGACGACCTCACCGATTCTCTCCCTGCAGATCTCGTTCGTTTCAGGCACGACATCTTCCTTGGTCCCACCGACATCGATCGTGCCGAACTCTTGGCCGGGTCACCAAGACTCCACGACGGGTGCAGGGATTTCCAACAGCATCCTCATGGCGCCCGAGGCGCCATTCGGTTCGCAGATGATGTCGAGCTTCGCCGCGGTCTTCCTACAGGGCGCGGATCGCGGCACGTCCCTACAGAACCAAGACACGTCAGACATCAAACTGGCGCAGGCGCGCCACGCAACGTTCATTCAACAAGCAGCCAACGCGCGGCTGAGCAGCTTGTACGCCGCAACTTCCGCGTTCAAAACACAGCCGCTCGAAAAGGTCAGCGCACCCATGGTGTTCGACTTCGATAAGGGTGTGTGGATCATCAACGGCGTCGAACAAGGGCCGGTATAGCATGGCGTATGACGTCAACATCCAGATCGTTCCCGCGTCCCAGTATACGGGGATGGGTTTTTACTCGTTCGGGCAGACGCGGTCACTAGGCGTGCGTGGAATCCAGAAACTGGTCAACATCTTCGCCAAGTACCTGCTGACGCCTGTCGGGACAGACCCGCTGGACCTCACGTATGGAACCAACCTGACGTACCTCATCGGCACTAACGTGTCTTTGAATGACGCACGTGAGGTCTTGGACATGGCCGTCGACACGGCGGCTACAGCCATCCGTACATTTCAATCCCTTCAGTCGTCCGTGGATGATGACGAACGTCTTGCAACCGCTGTCGTTACCGACTACATCGTCATTCCTGATGGTCCTGGGTTCGCCGCTCAGGTTCTGATCACCAACGTCGCGAATCAACAGCTGCAAATCGTGCTCCCCACGCTCGAGGTACGCCAATGAGTACGACCGTCACGATCAGCCCGTCCGACGTTTCGACAGCGGCGGATTTCCTCGAGCAATTCCTGACAGACCAAGTACCTGACGGCGATTTCAGCCGAGGGACGGCGCTGCGTGACCTCAGCGTGCAAGCCATCGCCGCGGTGGTCGCGTTTCTTCGTGCGGATGCCGCTCAGATCCGGCAAATGCAGTCGCTGGTGACGGTGGAGGCCGCCGTCAACTCGGTTGGAGGGGATGCCCAGGCGTTGACGGATGCCGTCACCGCGATCCTGTCCAACTTCTTCGTCGCACCCAAGAGCGGAACGTTCGCGCGTGGCTTCGCCATCGGCCACGCGTCGCAACAGGTCGACATCTTCATCGCAGTGACCATCCGCTTCACGTACAGCCGGGGAATCGTGTTCGCGGTCGACTCGGCCGATACGCTCTTCATCCCGAAGTCCGAGCTGGTGCCGATCGTCCAGGCAGACGGCTCCATCGTCGACTACGAATTCCGGATCCCGCTGGTCGCGGTCGCCCCCGGCGAGACCTACAACATCGCTCCGGGTCTGTTCGCAGCGTTCGACCGCTTCAATCCGTACGTCACGCGCGTCGAGAACACTGCGACCTTCGCTGGCGGGCGTGGCGCCGAGACCATCTCGGAAATCCTGGCACGCGCACCTACCGTCGTGGCCGTTCGTAACCTCATCAACGCGCGGTCCATCATCGCGACGCTCGATGACAACTTCGAAGGGATCCAGAACATCCTGGTCGTGGGGATGGGCGACCCTGAGATGCAGCGCGACATCGTTCCGACGATCGCGCCCAACCTGAAGTTTCACATCGGCGGTGCCGTCGACATCTACCTGCGCACGGCCTTGGTGGAGACGTCGTTCACCGGCTCCGTCGGTGGATTGTTCGCCCGTCCTGACGGCATCTCCACGGTCTTCCGTGATGGTGCCGTGAGTTTCGCGTCCGTGCTGCCAGGCGACATCATCCGCGTCACCGCCGGGTTCCCGACGACTCCGGCGGAGTTCTTGGTGGTGGAGAACGCGGGCACGTCGCTCATCGTGAGCAACCAGTCGCCGTTTCCGATCGCGACCGATGAAGCAGCACCCCCGACCACGGTCAGCTATGTGATCGGACGGATCGGTCCAACGTACAACGACGTCGTCTTCGACCTTGGCGGGCTGCCATACACGACAGGTTCGACGTCGCGCAAGGTCGCGACGTCTGGACGCATCACACTTCCCGGAGGTCCTGTCATGGACATCCTGGACGTGGCGATCATCAACCCGGCCGCGCCCGAAGCCGCGTTCAAATCGACGCTCGACGGCTTCGTCCACTTCCCCAACCAGGTCAACCAAGCCCCTCAACAGACCGCGACGCCTACCCAGGGGCTGCAGTTCCAGACGATCGTGCACGCGCCGCTGCAAGCACAGAGCGCGCTCCAGTGGATGGAGGTCGTCGTCGGCACCGACTCGTTCCGGTCGCGGTTCGACACGTACCTGCTGCGCGTTCGCTACCGCACGCTGCAGACGTTCGCGAGCATCGATGCGTTCGTGCGCAGCCCTCGAGAACGGGTCAGCGCCGCCTTCCAACTTCCCCGTGGACATCACCCTGTCGCGGTGTCGATGGTGCTCACGTACACTCTCAAGGCGACGGCCGCCTCAACGCTCGACAACACCGCCATCGCGCAGACCATCGTGGACTACGTCAACACGTTCGACGCAACCGCCGCGTCTATTGACGTCGCGGCCATCATCCAACTGGTCATGAACACCTACCCGGACATCGGGAACATCGTTCCGTCGTATCCGGGGTATCCGATCCTTCGCATCAACTACGCACTACGCGCTCCCACTGGCGACGTGTTGACGTACAGCACGGCGGACGCAGTCAGCATCGACCTGACCAAACAAACCGCCGGACCCGTACCACCCACGTGGACCTTCAACGGCGAGCCTGTCACCCTTGACAGTCTTGGCGTTACGAACCGGACACTGCGGTACATCGCAAACACGACCACGATCGTGGCGACCCAGGCAGGTACCTGATGCCGACCATTGGGTACGAGTACAACTTCATCCGAGGTCTTTCGGACTTCTGGCAGCGGTTCTTCGCGGATGCCGACCAGCTCGAGGCACTCTATCGAGGTTCTGCCATCCTCATCGGACAGGCGTACCTGGACCTCATGTCCGCGACGCTCGGCGTGGCGCTCAAAGATGCGATCGCGCTCGATCGCGAGTACTACCACATGCTCGCGATTCGCGAGGATGAGGTCCGTTTCGTCGAGGGTGCCACGGTCGCCGACAATCGTTGGGCCTACGCGCTGCCCGACCCCGTTGTCACGTTCATCTCGATCGACAACCGCGTCGTCGAACCGACAGCCTCGCTCGAACCGCAACGAGATTTCGACGTGATCGATCGCGTCGTCTTGTTCAAGACTGACCCGACCAACCCGGCAGGCGATGGTCTGCCGCTCGCGGGATTCGCGCGTCGATCGATCGACGTCTCTGTGGGTGGAAGCTTCACGGATACGCTCGTGTCTTTGTGGACCACCACCACCTTCGTCAAGAAGGGCGACACCCTGAGGATCCTCGATGTGGGGACTGACGGTGCCCAGCGTAAGCGCGAAGACCATGAGATCATCCTCGTCCGCGACCCTGCGTTGTACGTCTCTGCAGATTCCGCACTGGCGACACCGACATCCAACATCAAATACGTCGTCTTGCGCGTACCGGCAAACACGGCGGTCGTTGCAGAAGCGTTCACGCTGGTCTTGAATACTGCGACGTTTGTGCACAACCGCATCGATCATGGGTCGGTTCGCGTGTTCGCACGCCGCGTCTCTGACGGCATGGACGTCGTCGAAAACGTCGACTACACCATCAACTATGAGGGTGGCATCATCTACCAGTTGACGTCCTGGTTGGGGGTGAGCCCGTACGCCGTCGACTACACGTGGCGCGAGGAGGTCTACCCTTCCGCGGGGCCAGAGCCGCGCCTGTCCATCACAGGCAAGATCGTCTCAGCAGCGACATCGACGCGAGTGATTCAGATCGCGGCATGGACGCCTGAAACGCTTGTGGACCGTCGCACGTTGGCGAACAACTTCGGCGCGCTGATCGGCCGTCAGGAGAACAGCACCGAAGCCTACCGTTCGTTCCTCGAAGGCATCTTCCAGCTCTACATCCTGGGCCCTGTCCTCGAGCGTATCGAGAGCGCGTTGAACGTCGTCCTGAACCTGCCGGTGGTGCGTGAAGATGGCGAGATCTACCAATCCACAGATCTCACAGACCCCGTAGTCGACCGTATCCTGACCACGCGCCCGTCGACAGGGCAGACCGTGACATACGAGTTCCCCAAGGGAACGCCACTTCGTACCGATCTCGTCGTAGGCCAGTCTCTCCTGTCGTTCGACCCTCTCACGACCGCAGTCGCGGTGACCGACTACGTGGAGACGCCGTCGTGGTGGTATGGCGAAGCGATTCCCGAAGAACTGTTCTCGCTCGTGAACGGCAGCGTGCCGCCCATCTTCCGGCGCCTTGCCAGCCCGTTCTATGTCGAGAACATCGTCGGAGCACCCGACGATCCCCAGGTGGGAGACCCGGGGCTTCATGTTGGAACCGATGAGACGGGCATCGTGCTCTCCCCTCTGCCTGCCCGCATCTATCGGCACCGCATGGCGTTCGTGTTGATGGATCGCTACCTGAAGTTCCACACGTTCTCGGTCCGATTCGACGCGCTTGCGCTATCGGCTGCGGGCGGTACCGCCTTCGCACAGAGCCTCAAGGACCTCAACAAGCTGGTCCTATCTGCCAAGCCGTCGCATACGTACGTGTTCACGACGCCGACGACAGGGTTCAAAGACATCATCGACGTGGAGGAAGGTCCGATCGATTTTGCGCGGCAAGTCGGTTCGCGCGTCTACGGTCCAGACAAGGTGCTGTTCGCCGATTCAGAGCCTGTGGTGGGTGCAGGCATCTGGTTGGTGGGCGACTACTTCAAGTACGAGTACTTCACTGCGTTGACAGCCTTTCCAGCGCTCTTCGCGCCTGTGACGCTAGCGAACACTCCGACACCTCCTCGACATGGACGGTTGGTTCGTGCGTACGTTGCAGGCAATGTCGGCGGCGTGGCCTTGGTCGAGAACGTCGACTACACCGTCGACTACGCCAACCGCACCATCACACGTCTGACGGCATGGATTTCAACAACCGTGAACGTGACGTACACCCAGCTCAGTATCGAGAACCTGGCGGATGCACCCGTCAGCATCGGTGACATGCCGCTCTTGGTTAACGGGGTCGATCCCGCGCTCATCACAGGCGCGTTCAGTGCTTCTGCTGCGGGCTGGGACGGTGTTATAGAGGGGCCGACTTCCCCACGCGATATCGGCTTGGTCGAACGAGCCCTCATCGTGTCTGCCCACCCCTGAACCCCTATAATTACGCGGAACCATGCGCAAAACCTTACGTACGAGCGAGGGCCTTCCGATGATGGGGACCATCAGCATGGTCATCCGCGATGCGACAACGCGGAGGGTGAAGAAGCGGATCACGATCCGCAACAAGATCACCTACCTCGCGGCCGATGTTCTGGTCGAGCTGATCGCACAACGTGCCACCGACCCCGTTCCTGGAAAAGACCTCATCTACTCCATGCGCATGGGGAGTTCGAACACGGCGGCGGCTCGGTCGGACACGAACCTCGGCGCGTTCGTTATCGGCAAGGTGATTGGGGATGTTGGCAAGGTCACCGGGGCGCCTGGCGAGATCAAGTTCATCGCAACGCTCGAGGCTGCCGACGCGAACGGGTTCACGTTGCGTGAGGCGGGTCTCTTCACCGCGGGCGCAACGCCTGGCACCAGCAACGCGCCTGGAACCGCTCCCGGCGTGACCCGCATGTTCGCTCGTCAGGTCTACCCTGACATCCCGAAGACGATCGCCATCGTGGTCGACTACACCTGGACGATCGCCTTCACCGCTGTTCCCTGAGACCAAGAGGTTCCTATGCCCGGCACCGTCAAGCAGTTCCTCGACTTCACGAACAACACGAACAACGACACGGGCGAGAACAACGTCGCGTCGGTGCAGCCGATCGCGAACGGTGAGACGGTGGTTCAGGCCGTCCTGAACCGCCCGAGCGAGAGTCTCCGCCAACGAACCGAGGCTGTTCGCAGCGTCGAGATGGACACGCTCTACCTCCGCGACGCTGACCGGCAGCTCATCTTGTCCGGCCCCGGCAAGATCACGTGGCCGGGCAGCACGACAGCAGCCGCGAACGGCATTCCCGTCATCAGCGACAACCTCTACATCCTGCCGATGCTCACACCGGGCTTCGCCCAGGCAGCGCCCGTGCCTCCGGTCGCGTCGGCCTACGGCACGCTCCACCTCAAGCGCGCCAGCGACAACATGAACTCGATCCTGGTGACCAGCCAGCGTCGGAGCTACGCCGCGGGTGACCAGATCAACATCACCGTGACGCCGGGGCTCGCGTTCACGTGCGTCCTCGACAGCGAGATGACGTACCAGCGCACGATCAAGATCACGGCCGTAGTCGGCGTCACGACGCTGTCGCAGACCATCACGGCGCTCGTGGCACTGACTCCGTCGGCCCCGGACAACACGCCGCTCGTGCTCGCAGTGCTCGAGGGAGGCGCGCTCGCAGGAGACTTCCTCCTGACGTCGCAGGCACAGCAGTACGTCTCGGGCAACTACGACGGCGAAGGTCACACCATCACGCCGGCGAACCTCGCGAGCTTCTTCGTGAGCAACCCGCTGCAGGCCCTCGCCGAGGGCGACACGCTCTGCGTCAACTACGCGATGGTCACAGACACTGCCTCAACGGGCGGCCGTCGCCAGGCGATTCCCGAGAACTCGAACACGGCGATCCCTGCGGGGGCCTACTTCAACAGCCGCGTTCACCCAGAGAACCTCGTCAACGCGTTGCCGATCTGCAAGGTCGTCAACGGTTCGCTCGTGTTCGGCACCGGCATCGAGATCTTGGCGGGTGACGCCAACGTCTCGCTCAGCGCGGTCAGCAACGGATCGGCGATCATCCGCAACCCCGGCTTCGAGCACGGCATCACGCTGAGCACGGTCCGCTTCGGGATCTCGGACTGGGAGAACCGTGCAGACCTTGCGGTCAACGGCGCCTTCCGTCTCAACACCACGACGCCGAGCACTGGCGTCAAGCAGCTCGAGTTCAACCAGACCAACGTCGCGGCGGCGACAGGTCGCATCGAACAGCCTCAGGAGATCCCGGTCAATCCCGGCCAGGATATCCGGGTCCGCATCGCGATTCGCCAGCTGATCGCGCCGACCGCAGGGGCCTACTCGGTGGTGCTCTACTGGGGTGATGCTGACAGCACTGCATCGGGCAGCACGACCGTCGCATGTCAGGTCCTAGCCTCCACGGACGTCGCCTATCGGACCGTGGCGCAGACCGTCGCGGTTCCCGCGGCCAAGCGCTTCCTCAAGCTGGTGACCGTCGAGGTCGCGGGCGTGACGCTTGGGGCGCCTGGCGTCTCGGTTCTCTTCGACGACCTCCAGGTCACCGTCGAGACGCAGACAGACATGACGCCGGCGGTCGACAACACGCACATGAAGCCGGAGATCGTCGACGCGCTGATCGTCGAAGACCCGACGACGTACGCGCTCGGCCAGCTCGCGGCACTTCTGCGCATGAACAAGGCGTCGCCTTCCAGCGAAGGAAGCGTGATCCTCGAGCGCAAGGACCAGGACTACTCTGGGGCCAACATCCCGCCGGCGCTGGCGCACTTCGGGCGGCTCTTCCAGCTCGGCTCGAAGCTGCTCAACACGGAAGCGCACGCGCTTCTGCCGCGCGTGTCGGCGGACTACAGCTCCGTCGCAGGCGTCGACTTCACGCTCATGTGGGAGTCGGGACGCAACGGCGAAACGACCGGCGGCTACACGCAGCCGTGCGTGCGCCTCTACAGCTCGAACGACGGGCAGTGGGTGCTGACGTCGAACGCAATCTGGGGCGGCACAACCTGGACCAAGGACGTCGCGGGCCAGAACGCGACGAAGCAGGGCCTCGCCAAGGACGGCATGCGTACGTTCACCCGCACGGCCGACGCCGCGTGGACTGATGGTGCGTGGGCTGACGCGCTGCGAATCACGAACCCGCTCGAGACTGCGGCAGACGCGCGGACCCCCCGCATCTCGGCGGGACTCTACAACGGCGCGTTGACGGACTTGACGTTGATCTCGCAGTTCACTTTCACAGGTGTTGCCATCCGTCTCTACGCAACGAACACGGCGCCAGAGACGGACGTTTACCTGACGTTCAACGCGGCGTGGAACGGGACCAACTGGGTCAAGGACACGAGTGGGAAAGTCTCCTCACGCATGTTGTTGGTCAACACGCTTGGAACTACTGCGGGGGAGAACAACTTCATCTACCGCTACCAGACCTGCAAGACGACCGATACATTCCCCGAGTCTGACTGGACATCGGTCGGAACGTCTTCGACCATCACGTCGACAGGCGGACAACTGCAAACCGGACAGGTCATCGCCGGCGCCGCGAACTCGACCGTCGCCCCCACCAGCGCGATCCTTCAAGCGATCCCGGACTTCGGTGACGCCATCGCCTCGGGCAACGAGCGGATGGAGTTCCGAGACCTCATCGAGCCGGGGGTCTACAACGTCGTCGACAGCTTCGGCCTCATCTCACCACGCGGCCCTCGCATCGTCGAAGAGTTCATGGACACGGCGGCACCGAGCGGCTGGACCACGGTGACTTCGGGTTCTGGTGCTGTCACGTTCAACTTCGAGAACCTGACCCGCGTCAAGCTGGCGGGTGGTTCTGGTACAGCAGCAGTTCGAACCAACGCTTTCGTCGTACCAGGCGCCTACGCATGCTTCAACGCAATCATGCGTTGGACCAACGTGACGGGCACCTCGTTCGTGGGCCTCGTCGATGGCGGCGCCGCACATGACTTCGGTTTCGAACAGGACAGCGCAACCTACGGCGACGAGAAGCTTCGCATCGTCGTTCGGACAGGCGGCGGTCTGCAAGTTTTCGACACCGGCGTCGATGTGTCGACGAAACTCGACGACTGGTTCCTGCTCCGCGCCTGGTGTGCGGGCGGCACAGGACTCATCACCACGTCGCGTGTCTACTGGGCTATCACAGGCAAGATCACCGCAACCGGCGTGTTCAACCCAGGCGGCGCTATCGTCAACCCGACGGCGGGACGCGTCTTCCGTGCGGAAGCCCTTAGCAACGGCATCGTTGTTCTCGACCGCGTCGCGGTTGGCGGCCACAGCAACTTCGGTCTGTAAGGAGCACACATGTCCAACACGCTTTCTATCGACCTGCTCCAAAGCAAAGGTGCTTGCGCACGCGAGTGCATTGCACTTCGCGAGATCTATCCCGACGGAACGATCATCTTCGATATGTCGTTCTACCCACAGGTACGCGACAAGCCCATCAACGTGATGTGGGCCGTGCTGCTGCTGCCGTCCAACATCCAACTTCAACTGGCCTTGGGTTGGTTCGATCGCGCTCTCGCCGGCCAGGCAGTGCCCTGGAAGTCTGACTTGCGTACACTGGTCATCGCGCCGCAAGGTACGGCAGCGGCTGCACAGCTCGGCGCACGTCTGGCGGATCGCCGTCTCGTGAGCGCTGCAGACGAGCTGGCCACGGCGGTGGCAGGTGTCGGCTACGCTGCGGCAGCGCTGGCAGGCAAGTTCGCCGAGACGCCCATCGACCCTCTTCGAACTCAATCGGCCATGGCGGTCATGGCAGGGTGGTGTTCTCGGTGCGCGGCAGTGGTTGAGACCAAGGCCGACACTGTCGTTCTGGACGACCTCAAGTCCGCGGTGTGGCAAGCGTTGTCGCAACATGGCGCAACGTTGCCAACGATGCGTTAGTCAGGGGACTTCGCGAACGATCGGCTCGCCGCCGCCACCGATGACGCGGCACCCGAACTCGACCCAGCGCACGCGCTTGCCGTCTTTGTGGAACTCGACCACGAGGCCGCCCTGGCTCGGGATGGCGTCGTCCATCGGCGTCTGCCAGTCGTAGAGCGAACGCACCACCACGGCGTCGTAGGCAGGGTGGTCGCTTGCGTAGCGGCCCTCCCCACGAAGGAGGTAGTGGAAGGCGCGGCGCTTAAGCATGGGCGTCAGACCGAGCTTGTGGTCAGTCCTCGAGGTCACGCCGTCCGCTTGGCGGAGGACATGCCTCCGACCGTCTCGATGACCGAGAACTGCTCGTAGGTGAAGCTGCCGATGTCACCACGGCGAAGCACCAGCTTGATCAGCCGTGCGTTCGTCATGCAGGCGTCACAGATGGCCGTGACAGGTAGGATCTTGGAGGAAACGACGACGCCTTCGTTGGCGCCATTGAACTCGGCCATGCAGTTGCTGCAGGTGTGCATCCCGTATGTTTACCGCGCAATCCAGCGTGACTCAATAGCGATGCACTGGAGACAGGTCAGGCAATCCTGCAGGTCCGTTTCGCGAATCTCGTCCGAGGCTGCGTGCCCGAACTCGATGTCCGTTTCAGCGCGTTCCCCGGACATGAAGCGCTCGGCAGCGTTGCACGACATCAGCAACGTGAAAGGCGGGTAGTACTCCGACGCCTTGTCGTCTTCCATGCGATGGACGAGGCCGTGTTCGTCTCGCCAACGGAACCGTTTGTCGTCTATGCGTGCCACTCGCACGCGCCATTGGCGCACGCGGCCTCGCCCGTCAGGTTCGTGCCGTCCTCGGCCTCGAACACCGAGAGGTAGTCGATCGGCTTGTAGCCGGCGATCAGCTCGTTCCAGCGCCGCTCCTGTGCCTCCGTCTTCACCGCCTCGAATGGCGCGAACGCGTAGACCATGTCGCCCGAGTCTGGCAGGAGCGACACGCCGGTGAAGTTGTCACGGTGGTCCCACAGGTAGTCCGCGACGGTGACCCACTCCGTCGGACGAACGGAGATCGTGTTCGAGACGTTGTGCGAGAGGCCCGGCATGTGGCTCGGCCGTGTCGCGCCCGGCATCACCCAGTGCTGTTGGGTGGACCGCACCATGTTCATGAATTCCTCGGCGGTCAGGTCTTCCTTGAGCACCGCACCCTCGGGAGCCTCGACGGGGAACTCGATGACCCACTTGCCGTCGGGCTTCTTCACGCACATGTGCGGGTTCGCGGTCTGGAACGCCTGGAACACGACCTCCAGCTCGTCGGCGGTGACGCGGCGGATGTAGCGACGCGCGTGGTGCGGGTGGATGCCCGAGCCCACGTTGCCCAGCTCGAGGGACGTCGTGCCCGACGGCTTCACGCACGTGGTGCGCGCGGCCTGGTTGATGCCGATCATCGCGGCGTACTCCGCGTTCCACGCGACGACCTTGCCTGCGATGGCGCGTTGGTAGTCGGGGTTGCACGCGATGTGCGGTGCGTCCTGCATCCCCGTCATCCCGATGCCGAGTAGCGCATCACGCCGAACGATCGCCTCGGTGACCTTGCCCAGGAACGGCATGTCCGTGTACGTCGCCTGCATCGTACCGATGAGCGCGGCGGCCCACGCGGCCTCGGAGAAGTCCTCGTACGAGGTGAGCTTGGCGGCGTTGATCTCGCAGAGATTGCACATCGCCCAGCCGGTGCTGGTGGTGCCGTCCTCGTTGAGGAGAAGTGGGTCGAGTCCGATCTCGGCACACGGGTTGGTCACGTGGTTGTAGTCCGAGACGAACAGGACGCCGGGCTCGCCGTAGTTCTTGGTCATCCCGAAGATGCGCTTGAACTGCTTCTCCTTGACCTCGTCACGCTTGAGCACGACGGAGTTGTTGGCGTTGGCGAGCCACGGCTCCTTCGAGTACCAGTCACGATCCGACTTGGCGTACATCAGTTCGCTGTCCTCGAGTGAGAACAGACAGATCATCGCGGAGCGCCGGATGCCGCCCGAGAGCACCGCATCGGCGGCATGGCACAGAACGCGATGGCACTCGATCGGACGGAGCTTGCGTCCCTGTGCGCTGTGGAGCACGCCACGGATGCGCTCGAGCGCAAGCTTGAGCTTGCGGTGCCCGGGGGCGCGGCCGCCGCTGGTCTTGAGCGCAGCCCCTGCGGCACGGATCTGGTGATAGGCGAACTCGACGTGGTAGCCACGGGTGTAGCCGTTGACGAGCGCGTCGAGTGCGCCTGCCCAGCCCTCGATCGTGTCCTCGATCACGTGGTGAACGACCAACGTCTCGTCGATGTCCGCGAGTGGCGGGAGCTTGTCGACGTGCTCGAACTGCACGGAATAGCCGACGCCACAGCCGGACAGGAGCAGGAACATCGCCTCGGCGAACGCGCGCGGCCGATCGATCAGAGTCGCGGAACAGTTGCCTGTAACAACCCCGTTATCGAGCACGAACGAATGGTCGTCCTCGACTTCGAGACACCAGACGACCTCTTCAGCGTCGGGCTCGATCGACTTCACCTTGTAGGTCGCGGGCCCGGCAACCCCGAAATTAAACGTCAACCCAAACATCGACGTCGTTGGACGCGTACCATAGTTGGTAGTCTGGCCGGTCAAGTCACGCTCGCGTGTTATATACGCGCCCACCGTCGGAAACACAGTCCGGATGAAGGAAATCGCGGCTTCGTTGCTGGTCTGGATACCGTCGAATGGAGACAAGTGTGTCTCGTCTTTGTTCGCGTTCGCGTTCTTGTGACCATCCGCGTCGAGATACCCACGGACAAACGCGGCCACGTTCGCGTGTCCGTCCGTCTCGAGCGTGGGGAGTGTTTTGAGGTACTTTCCCGTGTAAGCCATTGCGTCACCGTTGCAAGACGGTGGACGGCTGATTTTGAATCCTAGTTCCTCAAAGCGAGCGACAAAACGGCCGTCGTCTCCACAGAGGCGGACCATCGAGTACGTATACTGCCCTTCGCGGTTCTTGACGCACGTACCGTCGCCATACACGTACCCCATTGCCCAGTACCAGCGCTCTTCGGGGTTCGCGTCCTCGTAACGCCACGCGCCAACGATAGTTGGAGGGCGGGCCAGAACCTGTCCGACCTGAAGTTCACGGGTCCGTTCTCCGCCGGAGAGCACCCATTGGTGATTACGTGTTGCGCGAACGGTCTGTGTCCCGCTGCCGCGCTGCAGCTCTACTTTGTAGAGTTGTTGTTTGCCGTAGCTAAACACCTTCGCCGGCTTCCAATTGCCGGCGTGCGTGAGCACCGTGACACGGTCACCGTGCTCGAAATCTGAAAACCGACGGACGCCTGTGCTCGTGATGAACGCAGTGTCTTCGCTAAGACAGTTGTAGATGCGGTTGTGATTCGCCTCGATCGCCTTGCCGCCGAACTGCATCGAGCGCATCGACGGAAGCACCTTTTTCTCGCGCACCAGATCGTGAGCGCGCTTGATGAGCGGGAGCAGTTCAGGGATGTGCGCGAAGCGGCGCAGGTGCATGCCCTCCACACGGTCGACCGTCTCGTCGTAGACCTCGCGGCGCTGGATCTCGGGGACGTAGCGCGCGTACTTGCTTGCGTGGATGTAGTCGCTGACAGCCGAGGCGTCGGGCTTCCTGCGAACCGTGCGCGCCTCGGTCCGCTTCTGACGGTAGATGATGAACGCCTTGGCGACCTTGAACTGCTTGGCACGCATGAGCGCGACTTCGACCGCGTCTTGGATTTGTTCGACGTCCGCGACGTCAGCACGCAGCGTCGCGGAGACGAACGTAGCAACGCGATGAAGACCCTCCTCATCGACAGCGCCCTCGGCCTCGATCCATGCCTTGCGTACCGCGCTCTCGATCTTCCCGACGTCAAACGGCTGTGTGGTCTGCCCATCACGCTTGCGAACAGTTACTGGTTGAACGACAGGAAGGTTGAACGGGGCGTCGGCAGATTGCACGGTCAGGCTCCTTGGGTTTTCAGAGTGCGTTTTTGATCAAGCGGCGTGCGCGTCGCTTGGGCTTCTTGTCTTTCGGAGGACTTCGCAGCGTTCGCAGCACGTCCATCTCGCATCGATGCTGTGCGGTGTTCTTCGCATAAGCCAGGGCGATATGGGCCAAAAAAAAGGCGTCGGCTTGATCGTCGTTGTTGCCGAAATCGTGGCCGCGACGAACCGCCGCAGCGAGCATCGCGTCCTTGTCCGCGTGCGTGGTGCCCGTGGCAAATTTCTTGACGAGCACGGGCGGCACGATGACGTACGGGATCTCGTGCTCGACGAGGAGCACCTTGAGGGCGCCACCGATCTCGCCGAGTTCGAACACGTGGCCCACAGAATTGTAGGAGTAGCCCTCCATGGCCACAAATTCGACGCCGGGAAGCATCGAGGCCACCGCCGTCTTGATGAAGACCAGGCGCTTTCCGTCGCGAAGAAAGTCCGGGGTGACCAGGGCTGACGACACCAGCTTGCCGACGTCCGAAAGGCGGCAGAGCCCAGTTCCCGTCAACGACTGATCGATGCCTAGGAACACGAGGACGAAAACCCTATAATTTCTACACGCCGCGTTGCAAGCACCGCGTCCGAAATCCGAGGAGATCTCGTGGTCAGCTTCACGCTTCACCAAGTTACGGCCATCGTCGACGGTCCTGCGTACCAGGTGACCAACGAAGTCACGGCAGCCACGGACGCAAGCACGGCTACTTACGTCTTCAAAACCTCGACCAAGGTGTTCAACCACTACGCCGGCGCGAGCGACATGGTGCAGTGGCCTGACAGCTACGAGAAGGCGACCTTGTCGGGGGCCGCGTTCTATCGCTTGCCCAGCGTGGTTCGGACGTGGGACACCGTGGTGTTGATGAACGCGGACTTGGCGATGTCTCTTCAGAGGTTGCAGTTCCTGGCCGATGAGCTGAATGCCCAGCAGGACGCCCTGGTCATCGACCGCACCATCGTGGTTCAAGGAGCCTGACATGGCGGTCTTCGAACAAGAGCGGCATGTCGAGCTGGTCCCGTACGCTGATGAATCCTTCGTGATCACCAGCCGGATGGTCTCGGCGATCATCCCCGACCAGCTCCCGCACCTGAACGTCTTCGTGTTGTCGGTTCCCAACACCCTGGACCCAACCCAAGACGTGCTTGCGCGGGTCGCCAACCTTGCGGACCTCTCCTTGATTCCGATCGGGCGAAACCCTGGGATCGCTGCACCAGGTCTCAACGGCATCGAGTACCTTGCGGACTCGTCGACCAATCGCTACGACACGCTCGAGACCGCCAACGCCGCAGCGAAAGCGTTCCAAGACCGCGTCAACGCGCTCATCACCGACTGGATCTCGTTCCGCACGAACTTCAACGCGCCCGATCCGACGCCGGCGTACTACACGTTCCCGACGGTCGACCCGTCGCAGAAGACCGCGCTCATCAACGCGTACGCGGCTGCCAAACAGGCAGGTTACACGCAGCTGCAGACGAAGAACGCCGCGGACGCCGCGCTCCTCGCGGCTCAAGCTGACTACACGTACAAGTCGAGCCTGGTCCTGGGCGCCGCGACGCTCGTCACCAACACAACGCTCGTCAAGAACGAGTTCACGACGACGGTCACGCAGTACGGCACGCAGCTCACAGCGTTCATGTCGCTGTACACTGCAGGTCAGACGTTCGCATCAGCGAACCCGGCAGGTGTCGGCATCGCCGCGTTCAACGCAGCGCTGGCAACGGCCAACGCTGCGATCGGAACGGCCACCGCACAGCAGAGCGCGATGCCGGGGTACTTGACCGACGCGCAGACGGCGCTCACGAATGCGACGAACTACCAGATCGCACGGCAGAACGACCTCACGACCTCGTCCACGGCGCTGGGAACTGCACAGGGCAACCAGATCACTCAAGCGCAGCTCTTGACGGCGGCCAATGCAACGACTGCCGCGGCACTCGCCGCCGTCTACGTGGTGTGTCCGGACTTCGACCCGACATCGATCCCGTACGTCCCAGGCTGATCAAAAAAAACGCATCCCCTCTACAGCGCGCTTGAGGGGGTAGTGTCCGCAAAGGTCGCGCGCGGCATCCGAGCCCAGGCCTTCGTCGTCCTTGCGGACTCCAGCTTCGGGCGCGTATCGAACTACGTCGACTTCACCTTCCGCTTCGTCGGGATAGCGAAGGGGCCGACCTGCACAGAACCGTCGCTACGCTCCTCGCGAATCGCCTGACGCAGGCGAGCCTCGTAGCGATCGCCACGCCACGAGTTTTCACCGAACGCGATACCGATCTCCGGGTTCGACAGCTCGGCGATGGCGTAGACCGCCACGTGCCCCGGCGAAGGGAACACGCTCGCCACCATCTTCCGCGCCTCCGTCTTGGGAGGGCCGTCGTGCTGGTTGTCGCATGTCATGGTGCCATCGCCACGGGTCCAACCCCATGCCGTGCCGCAGATCGCGCAGGACTGGTAGTCGATCGTGAAGATCACCGCGTGAAAGCCTTCACCGCTGACGCCGTTGCGGTGATAGGCCACCTGAACGATGGTGACGTTCTCGAGGTCCTTCATGCAGCGGCCTTCACCTTCGCCGGCGGCAGCAGCAACTGTCCGGCGATCTCCTCCAGCTCGAGGCGGCGCTCGGCCGTCGCCGCGCTCTTGGCGAACCAGCTCACGGCGTTCGACAGCCGTGCCTGAGTCGTGCCCCGGGGGAGCATCTCGACATCACCGTCGGTGAACAGCTCCTTGACCTTGTCGACCTCACCCTTGAGCAGACCCATCTTGGGCAGCGCGGTCCACGCCTCCTTCGGATCGATGCGCTTCTCGAGCGCCTCGCCGATGCGCGCGACGAGCGTGTTCACCTTGTCGGGCGCGAGCACCTGGTGAACCATGTCGTGGATGGCAGAGACCTGGGTCTTGGTGTCGAGCAGGTAGGTCTCCTTGCTGAACTCCATGTCGTCCGACAGGCGCTTGCCGAGGTGGACCTGCCGCATGACCTGCTCGAGCGTTGCCGTGTTCGTGCAGACCAGGCGAGTGCAGAACGCGTTGAGCCCGAGCACGCCCTTGCCGAAGTCGGAGTTGGAGAGCTGCAGCCCGAACGCCAGGACCTCCTCCATGCCACGCTTCGCGGAGGGCTGGAACACCATCGGCAGGATGGCCTTGACCGCCCAGCGCAAGTCTCCGCCGATACCCTCGACGGGCACCGCGCCGATCTTACTGCACGCCGCCGCGAACGCTTCGATGATGGGACCCGAGTCCATCCGCTTGAAGCTGTTGGACAGGACGCCACGCACCTGGTCCCCGACCGACCGGACGAGGAGCTTCTTGTTCTCCTCCTCCTTGAAGATGCGCGCCAGGTTCTCGACGATCAGCTCGCGGCCGTAGGGCCGCTCGAGCAGCCGGTTGACGTACGTCCCGGGCACGCCCGCGCGCTCGCAGACTTGGTCGAGCGCGTTCTTGTGGAGACCCTCCTCGAAGTAGTTCTTGGCCTTCTTGTTGCGCAGCCCCATCACGATGGTCTTGGTGTCGTTGCCGTTGACCATGAACTGGAGCGTCGTCGAGTCCGCGATGCGGTCGACAGGCGTCTCGCGCTGCACCTTCTCGATGACGGTCATCGCGCTCTGCTGCGTGTTGTGGATCATCTCCTCGAGCTTGGCCTTGAAGCCCGCCGTGGCCTCGCCGAGGGCGACGTCGTAGTCCTTCTCGCTGTGGTGGATCATCTTCTTGTCCTTCTAACTCTTGGTGTTTTCTTGTGAATTGATTGGACGCACCATAGGCACGTCACGAAACGGTGTGTCTTGCGCTTTCTTCCCACACGCGGATGGCCGTCTACACGAGCCATGCCGAGGCCGTAATGAACGATGCCGCTGTCGTCCACCCAGTTCATGGTCAGCTCTTGTAGCGCTCGTTGTGCGCAGGGTCGCAGACGAGAATCTCGCCATACCCCTGCTGAAAGTGCTCGCTGTGCTGAGGCGTCACGAGCCACAGCACCGGAATTTCGTGCGGCAGATGATTCGACGGGCTGACCGCAGGTGCATAGCCGTCGGTGTACACCACGACGATGTCGGGTGCTTTGCTGTCGTCCTTGGTGTACTGCTTCATGTGGATGAAGTAGGCATCGAAGTCAGTACCTCCGCGTCCTGTTATGGTCTTGGGGATCTCGTCTCCCGAACGCAGCAACACGTCGAGGTGCGTTGCGGAATCTCCCTGCATGTAACGAATTTCCATGTTGTCATCGACGGCCAACATGTGCTGTAGCTCGCTCTTGACGATCTCCAGGGACTCGGTGGACATCGAGCCGGATGTGTCGACATAGAGAAACACGCGCCATGCTTTGTCCCGCACACGCCCCGGCGTGGGGATGATGCAGACATCCTCCTCAGCCAACGCCAACAGCATGCGGTTGGGTTGAGCGACGCTGCGTCGGTACTTCGACGTGCGCGACATCTTCGCGCGCGTCGCGAAGATCTCCCACCACGGTACGATGGGCTCGGCCAAGTAGGCCTCGAGCCACTCCTCCACACCGCCGGGCAGCGTGCCGCGCCCGATGCCACCCATCGAGCGAACGACGGAACGCATCGTTTGCTTGAGCTGCTCTCGGATGCGGTGAGCCTGAGACAGCAGCTCGTCGGACGTCAGGTCCTTGAACGTCGAACCGCCGAAGCTTCGGTTCTTCACGTCTTCACCGTCACCGTCGCCACCTCCTTGACCCGGTTGGTCACCCACACCGTCACCGGGGGCTGATTTTTCTTCGTTGTCTTCTTTCTCACCGTCAGTCCACATCGAGTGGTCGGTGCCGCCCAGTAAACTCGAGAGGTCGATGACCTTGACCTTGCGCATCAACGACCACTGGTAGAACTCGAAGGACCTTTCGAGAGGCAGGTCGAACTTCTCGGGCAGGCACATGCCGTTCCGTGGGTCGTCCGGAGCGCTCGGATTGGCCGCCTTGATCCGCCCGATCACAAGGTCTTCCGTTTCCTGAAAACCCTCATGCATTCGCAGCATTGTGTTGATCGCGCAGTCCATGCTGATGTTGGCGACCGCGCCTGCCTTCTTGCGCTCCAGCTCGTCCCGGCAAAGCGCCAGCAGCTCGAGGTAGCGTGGAATGTGGTCGAGCACCAGGTGCAGCATCTCGTGCTCGAGCACGAACAGCGCCGACTTCAACGTGAGGAGTCCGAGGAACGCCGGATCGTAGAACAGCACGGCGCGCCCCTCACGGATGCCCACCGCGATGGTGCCCATGCCCGGCCGTGCCACCCGCTCCAGGCTTGAAGCCAGGCGTCCGTAGAAGCTCTTCTTCTGGATCAGGTAGATGAAGAACTCGTTGAGCTTCAACTTCATGTTTTTCCCCTATAATTCAGCATGGCCGTTGTGGACCAGTTTTCCGACCCCGTGATGGCGCACCTGGTGCGCCGCGTCTCCGATCGTCCGAAGCTCGCAGCAGCGATCCAGGACTTCGACGTCGACCGCGATGAACAGGACACGCTTCCTGCGACCGCGTTCGCGTGGTCCGAGAAGCGTGCCTTTCCTGTGCACACGCGCGAGCACACGATGCTCTCGCGCGTCTACCGTGAGGGCATTCCCAACGTGCCAGCACACGTCGACCGCGCTCTCAAGGAAGCGTGCGAGGTCTACGGCATCGACGACGGGCTCTACGCACGTCCCAAGGTCGCAGCGGCTCCCGAGTCCGCTGACGCCTTCCTCCTGCCCGACATCCGCCGGATGCGTGTCACCGAGGTCGGACACGTCAAGGAGGCCGAGGAGAAGCTGCGCACCGAGGGTCGTAAGCTCTCGATCGAGCACCGTGCTCTTGCCAGCCGACGCCTCGTCGAGAAGGCAGCATTCTTCGGCACAGGCGTTCGTGACGAGATCCGCAAGATGGCAGGCCTGACGGTCACCGACCGTCAACCGCTGGTCGACTGGCTCGAGGCTCGCCGCGAAGCCGCACCCGTCGAACACAAGGACGGCTACCAGAAGCTCGCGAACGCAGCGAAGCGGATGCCCGCCGAGCTGCGTGACCGTCAACAGCAGATCAAGCTGGCCGAGGCGATCGGCGAGCTGGACGAGATGTCCGGCCTCGATCGTTACTACGACCGCAAGCTGCCCGACCCGCTCATGACGGTCTTCAACTCGAGCAAGATTGCAGGGCAGGGTGTCACGCTCGCGGGACGCTTCCTGCCGATCGAGCGCGTCGCGTCCTACCCCTCGACGTTCTACTCTGACATCCTCGGTCCCGACATCGTCCGTGAAGCCTCGGACATGTCCGGCCAGATGGACCCCCAGCGCCTCGCACAGGTGCTCGAGACCCTGCCCGTCGACATGCAGCGCATGTTGTCCGCGCAGATGCGCTAGAGATCTTGCATGAGCAAAGACCTCCTCCAGAATCCGGACACCGCTGCCGTTGTCCTGATGCAGGCTGCGCACGCACGGCTGGGCGACTTTCTCGCGTGGGAACCCGAGTCGATCTGGCTCGAGCTGCAGCATCGAGGCATCGATCTGCCGGAGAGCAACCGCGCCAAGCTCATGGCGGCTCTGACGCTGCGCCTCATCCCTTCGTTCTACTGGGATGCGATCACGTTCGAAAAGACGGCCATCGCCTTCGACGGCGCCATGCCCAATCCCGACACCCTCGAAGAGGCGTCGCCCGGACGCCTCGCGTGGGCCGTGGTCGAAGCTGCGTGGATCCTCCGTCTCGCGAAGGACGCGACGTGGGAATTCAACAGCGAGCCCCGCGCCTACGCCGGCGTGATCCTGGCGCGTGCGGGCTTTGTGCTCGCGCCCGAACAGCTCGCCTTCGCGCAGCCTACGTTGAATCGCGAGCGCTTTCACACGCACCTCTTCGAAGAGGTCAAGGAGCGTTGGGCACGTGTCGACAAGGATCACTTGGCAGCGTTGAGCCTGCAAGAGACGCCTGTCGACGTTCAGATCGCGCGTCTTGCCGCGGTTGAACTCCACGTGCGCGAACGCCACGCACGCGCTGAGCGGGACCTGGCCCGCGTTGCATGACGTCACGACGGGCTCGCAGCCTGCGCTTCCTTCTGTGCTGCGATCTTGGCCTGGTGCAGACGCTTGAGGCCGTCCATGAAGACGGGCTCCTGTCCCAGCTTCTGATTCAGGACCAGCAGGAAGTTCTTGGCCTCGGTGCCCATGCGGTTGGCTTCATCGGTGAGCTTCTGGATGAACGACACCAGGATCTCCTCGGGCAGGTCTCCGATGAAGACGGACAACTGCTTCACGATCGACTCGGGCTTCTTGGAGAGATCCGCGAAGATGCGCGTCGCCAGGCCCATCGACAGCTCGGTGACCTTGTCCAGGCGGCCCTCACCCTCCTTGGGGATGTACTTCTTGAAACGCTTGCGCGTCTCCGTGTCGGGGCCGTAGCTGTTCAGCACGTCGTCCGGCGTGACGACCATCGTGTTGTCACGCACGAAGTCGAGAAACGCAGTGGCCGATGCCGAGCCGATCGCGCCTGCGATGGCCGCTCGTCCGATGGAGCTGTTCAGCGGGACCTTGGCCTCCTCGAACTGCACGCAGATGCGCGAGACGGTCTCCCAGGTGGCCGGGCAAGCGAACGCCTTGCCGGCGAGCGCGGCCATCTCGTCGTACCCGTGGCTGGGCTGCGCGCCGAGATGTCCGATGACGTGCTCATGGAAGCTCGCGTCCATCGCGTACTTCATGAAGTCGCCGTAGTTGTAGGCGACGCCGACGGACTGCAGGCGTCGACGCATCGCCGGGTCCCGCTCGAACTCGTTGACGTTCA